CTACCTAGCCGTAGATGACCTTAAGTCCTTCGATGAGGCTATGTTTATCCTGCTCTGTGGTACTGGTGTCGGCTTCAGTGTTGAACGTCAGTTCGTCACCAAGCTCCCCGAAGTCCCTGAGTTGTTCGACAGTGAGACTAACATCGTCGTCAAGGACAGTAAGGAAGGTTGGGCTAAGGCTCTTCGTCAATTGATTGCACTCCTGTACAGTGGTGAGGTTCCTACGTGGGATGTGTCTAAGGTTCGTCCTGCTGGTGCTCCACTCAAGACATTCGGTGGTCGTGCATCTGGCCCAGCACCTTTGGTCGATCTGTTTAACTTTACTATCCGTACTTTCAAGGAAGCACAAGGTCGTAAGCTGTCTTCTATTGAGTGTCACGACATCATGTGTAAGATCGGTGAAGTTGTAGTAGTCGGTGGTGTACGTCGCAGTGCTATGATCTCCCTGTCTAACCTGTCGGATGACCGTATGCGTCATGCCAAGTCAGGTGCATGGTGGGAGAACAATCCGCAACGTGCCTTGGCTAACAACTCCGTAAGCTACACTGAAAAGCCTGACAGCTTGTCCTTCATGCGTGAGTGGATGGCACTTGTAGAGAGTGGATCAGGTGAACGAGGCATCTTCAACCGTGAGGCATCCAAGAAACAAGCAGCCTTGAATGGTCGTCGCAATGCAGACTATGAGTTCGGAACTAACCCGTGTTCGGAGATCATCTTGCGTCCAAGCCAGTTCTGTAACCTGTCTGAGGTTGTAGTTCGTGCTACAGATACTATCGACACACTGTCTGAGAAGGTTCGTCTAGCTACCATCCTTGGTACGATCCAGTCTACCTTCACTAAGTTCCCCTACTTACGTAAGCAGTGGACGGACAACACATCTGAGGAACGACTGCTTGGTGTTTCTCTGACAGGTATCATGGACAACCCCCTCATGACCTTGAAGAACGCAGGATTGGATAAGACACTTGCTCATCTTAAACAAATTGCTGTTGATACTAACAAAGAGTTTGCCGAGCTTCTTGGTATTCCAGTTGCTGCTGCTATTACTTGTGTCAAGCCTAGCGGAACTGTCTCACAACTGGTTGACGCAGCATCTGGAATCCATGCCCGACACAGTCCCTACTATATCCGCACCGTCAGAGGTGACAACAAAGACCCTCTCACCCAGTTCATGAAGGATCAGGGTATTCCTAACGAACCTTGTGCAATGAAGCCTGACCAGACTACCGTGTTTAGCTTCCCGCAAAAGGCTCCTGAGGGTGCTACCTGTACGGCTGACATGACAGCCATTGAACAGCTGGAAATGTGGTTGGCTTATCAACGGAACTGGTGTGAACACAAACCGTCTGTCACTATTAACGTCAAAGGTAATGAGTGGTTTGAGGTAGGTGCTTTTGTTTACGAACACTTCGATGAGATGTCAGGCGTATCTTTCCTGCCGTTCAACGAGCACACGTACCAACAGGCTCCATACCAAGACTGCGGTAAGTCAGACTACGACATGCTTAAGTCTGTAATGCCTGAACGTATTGACTGGTCTAAACTTTCGGAGTATGAAAGTGAAGACAACACAGCAGGTAGTCAGACACTAGCTTGTTCTGGAGACTCATGTGAAATCGTAGACCTAACCTAAGGAAAACTTATGTACACTGTCATAACTCGTAACCAATGTAACTTCTGTGATACAGCCAAAGCCCTGTTGAAAGGAGCAGGGCAAGGCTACACAGAGTATAACGTACAATCCCCTAGCTCTAAGTGGGTGCTGTCCTTGATGAAACAGGCTGGTCTTAAGACTGTACCTCAAATCTTTTCATCAGACGGCTCTCACATCGGGGGCTACACAGAGTTGAAAGAGTTCTTGGGTAAAGTAGAAGGGAGTGAGGTATGACAGCTGTACGTAGGAAATTTAACAGGGCTTTGTACGAAGCATACGATGCACCAGCCCGTAATGCTTTAGTGTTTTACCTAGAGGGTAAGGGTCACACCATCGTCAACAATGAGGAGAACTACAACGTAGATGTTATCTCTAAGAAGGGTGTGTACACTTACTACAACGAGGCTGAAGTGAAGACGGCATGGAAGGGTGACTGGCCTTCACATTGGGAAGAGATACGTATCCCTGAAAGGAAGCAGAGACTACTGGACATGCACAAAGCATCTGCGTTTAGTGTCCTTAACTTCTACATCTTTCGTCCTGACTTCAAACAGGCATGGCGTATCAAGGACACACTCCTAACACAGGGTAGCCTCAAGGAAGCCAAGGGACGTTACATCCAGAAGGGTGAGAAGTTCTTCCATATCCCCTACACACAAGCAGAGTTGATTAACCTATGAGCAATGAACCCCCTAAGAAACAATCACGTACTCGTCGTAAGACTAGCTACAAGGGTGCATCAGCTAAGAAGACATCAGGTATTGTACCTCGTACTGACAACCAAGGTAAGTTGCTCCAAGCTCTTGATGAAAGCAGTCAGGTGTTTATCCTTGGACCAGCTGGTACAGGTAAGACCTACGTTACTGCCACCTACGCAGCTGACCAGTACACCCTGAAAGAGATTGACAAGATCGTCATCACTCGTCCTCACGTAGCTGTAGGTAAGGAGTTAGGCTTCCTCAAAGGGGACCTGACAGAAAAGACTATGCCTTGGGCCTTGCCCGTTCTAGACGTATTGGAGAAACACCTTGGTAAAGGAGCAGTCGAAACAGGTATCAAGAACGGCAACATTGAAATGGCTCCTCTTGCACTTATGCGTGGGCGTAGCTTTGATTCTGCCTTCATAATTGTAGACGAGGCACAGAACATCACAACACACGAACTTAAGATGCTGTTGACACGGGTAGGTGAAGGCTCTACGATTGTTCTTAATGGAGATGCACAACAGTCAGACCTGAAGGAAGCAGATGGTCTGTCTCGTGTCATCCACCTAGCTAAGAAGCACATGCTCCCTGTACCTATCATTGAGTTTGGGGTTGACGACATTGTAAGAAGTGATATATGTGCTGAGTGGGTCAAGGTTTTTATGAAGGAGAACTTGTAATGGCTAAGTGGAACTTTGAACGCCAGATGGAGCACCCGAAGATGCACGAGTACGATGAAGACAAGGGTAGCCCTGTCGATCCAGTTAACAAACCTGCCCACTACGGTGACGGTGAGATTGAGTGCATTGACTACATGCAGGACAACATGGATCACATGATGTTCATGGGTTACCTAGAGGGCAATGCTAAGAAGTACATGCACCGTTACCGTTACAAGGGTAAACCAGTAGAGGACCTGAAGAAGGCCCGTTGGTATCTAGACCGTCTTATCAGTGAGATGGAAGGACAGTAGGAATACCTTCTCTTAGCTCAACTGGACAGAGCAAGTCACTTCTAATGACTAGGTTGTAGGTTCGAGTCCTACAGAGAAGGCCAAACAAAAGCCCCCTTGGAAATTAATCCTTGGGGGCTTCTTATTAGTAACCACTCTTGCTTTTCTTTTTCTTCTTACCCTTGGTAGTAGCCTTGTGACTACTTCCTTTCATAAGAGTACCGTCAGGCATGTAGTGATAACCCTTAGGTGCTTTCTTTCTAGTAGGTTTCTTAGCCATTAGTCTTCCTTTCGTATATTGTACATAAGATAGCAGCACCTAACCCTGTACAGGCAGCTTCCATCCAGTTAGCCCCGAAGTGGGTTGGGTGAACCACAATGTCTGCAACCATTGTAAGAATACCTGTCAACCAAGCCGCAAACCACTTGTTGTTTATAACAGTGAAGTAGGCAGTGAATACGAAAGCTAAACCAGCTAGTGAGCCTGTCTTTGCAGCTGTCATTGCATGTGATAAACTCAGTACAGTTAAATCACCTTGCACCATACATAGCATACAGGCTGTCCATGCTTGACTAAACTTCTCAAACCAGAGCCTAATCATTTGACAAAGACATCATTCAATAGGATGATCTCTAGTTTCTGTACTTGCAAGGTAAGTTCATGTGTTGTGGATATGTTCCAGCCTAGTAAAGCTATTAATGCTGCAAACAGTCCGCCAAGTAATGCTCTGCTTTCCATGATACCCTCACCACTTTACTTTGTTAGCCCAGTAAGCTGCGGACATCTTACCCTTCTTGATGTTCTTAGCATGACGAGCCTTGAATGCTTTGTTCCTAGCTGTGCCGTCTGGACTACCCTTGACACCCTTCTGACCAAAGCGGATGATCTTTTCTTTACCGTTCTCACAAGCCTTAACAACGTGAGACTTAGATGGGTGGTCAGGAGTAGTACGAGGTTTGTTGCACTTCATCTTTGACTTGTCTAATCTCTTCGCCATTATCTTGACCTCAACAATTCTTCTAGGTGTTTAATAGTTGCGTTGGCCTCTGCCAGTGCAGCCTTCATGTCACTCATCTCAAGCAACAGTTTTTCTTTATCTTCTGATAGTTTGTCAACTTTCTTGACAAGACCCTCGACCTGTTCCTTCAAGGTCTCATTAAACTGAGCCACAGTTGCCCCATCCTTCATGTTCTTCTCGTGAGTAAGTTTGGCTCTCTGCGACAGGAACCCCCATAGGCCAGCCGAACCTATGACAGCAATGATGACGGGAAGGAACTGTTGGTAGTCCATTAACTAAACCTTTTCTTTTCTAGAATTTGTCTTTGTGTTAGGTTTGCTAAG